CCGAGATTGTCATGCGCTGTTTTCCGCATCCGCGCAATTTTCGCAAATAGGCATATTTGCCTCCGCGCTCGCTGCTCTATTGCGCTCATGTTTTGCGCAGGCCCTGAGGCATTTACTGCAGATAAATCTGCCGACGGGAGCCATGCGTACCCAATGGCTGGGATGTTGGCATTCTCGCCCGTTCTGCACGGGCAGCCCGTGGCATATTCTATAATTCGTGTTCATGATTTTTTCTCCATAAAAAGGTTTTTGTGATACTAATATCGTTTCATTTCCCTTGCGATCCGTCAATTATTGTCGTGTTCCATTGTTTCAATCGTTTCGATAAATGCCTGCAAATTTTCGTCGAAACTGAAGCAATCGTCAATATCATACTCATAAGATTTCAACAATCCGACATTGTAAACCGTTCCTGCAATCAATTTATCGCCCCGTTGAACAATAGAAAAACAGCCCTCAGCTATTTCAACAAAGCCGACATACCTGTCGTTTGTCGTGTCGGTAATTGTCATGGTAGGTCTCCATAAAGGTTATATGTTCTGTTCGGTTCTGTTCTGTTCCTGGTAATGTTTTTGTTTGTTCACCTATATTATATAATATAATTCGTCTTTGTCAAGGAGAAACTTTAACATTTTATAAGAAAATAAAAAAACCCCACCCGAATTTTCGAGCAGGGTTCACTACATTAACTATTTAATAATTAACTATTTAAAAATTAACAATTTATATTACATTTTTCGTGTCTATTAACCAAACAAATTCATATTGATAATCAGATGTTTTGTTCTTTGCCGCAAAGACCCTCCGCGACATTAAAGTATTTCCTCCGGTCAACAAACCTGCCTCAGTTATCGGGAACCCGTTAGCCTCATTAGCCAACAAATAAGCAACAAATCTAATTTGATATGTCTCTGGATAAGTAAATGTTACAGCTTTCACCGGAGATATAGGAGACTGTAAAGCCGTATCCGAAACAGTAGCGGGTATAGTGCCTGTACCAAATTGCATCTTAGAAATATAATGAGTAGACCCACTATCCCCTTCAGAGACCAATCGAGCTAATTGGGCGATAGAGCCTGTTACCACAATATTCTGATTACCACTTTCCTCTACTATATTACCTTCTAAATCTAGTATCCGTATATTTAAGTATCCGTGCATTTTTCTAACTCCACTCAATAGTCCAAGAAATCTCAATAGAAAATAAACTACTCTTTGTCATAGGCCCAAAAAGCGTCCTCGTAACCAACGTACCATCTGCACACATCAACCCCATCTCAGTTAAAGCAACCCCATTACCCTGAGAGCCTTCCAGCGTACCTACAAACTGAACGGAAGTAGTACTAGGATAGGAGGCACTAAAAGTACCTGAGGCCGTTACAGTCCCAGTCAAGCCTGTATCCGTGACCACAGGTGCAACCGTACCCGTACCAAATACCATCCTATCTATATATTTAGTGGTCAACCCCTCTCCCGCCAATAAAGAGGCTTCCTGTACATAGAAGTTATTTAAGTCTAAATTCTTTATTTTAGTATGCTCTACCACTTCACCAGTCTTAACATTCTTAACTCTTATCTCTACGCTACCAGAGACCGTCTTAACAGTATCTTTTAACACAAGCGGTTCTTTATCTTTCATTTTTATCTCTTCAAAAGAATAATCAAATGTATTTTTAACGTCTTCAAAATGTATCTCAGCCGCCTTATCACTTCCCAAAGATTCCGCATCTGCAAAAAATTTCCGAGGAGAAAAACCCTCTACCTGTAAATATTTTTTACTGCTTACAGGATAATTTTTTGTCCACATAGTAGTTACCCAAAAAGGTTGCCTATCTTTCCATATAATTGAACCACCTCCTCCTACGCCAATATGTTGAACATTGTATGGAGAAGAACTCCGGTCATAATATATCAAACCTTTTTCATATATCTTCTTTATTTGAATATCGGCAAAACCTTTATACTCACCTGAAAAATGATTTCCTACCTCCTCTATTGCTTTCCTGTCTACCAAGAAAACAGATTCACCTGTAAGCCTGCACCTTGAAAACCATTTTCCGTCTATGTTCATAAAGCCAGATAAAAATTCACCTCCCCTATCCCACGCATGAAGAGTCAATGCACCTACCTTTGTAAACTCTTCTCTGTACCGTAAAAAGGTGTAATCTTCAATAGCCTCTTGTACTGTATTTTTTCCTAGTAAAATATCATCATCTAACAATAACAGATAGTCATACTTCTTACCCAAAAAATACTCTACGGCTTCTCCTCTGGCCGCACCAATAGCAGAATCCGATTCTACCTTAGACAAGGGTTTATGCTCTGGCATAAGATTTAGAATCACCTTTTTATCTTTACTGACCCTATTTAGAAGGTCTAATATTCTTTTATCTGTACTTCCATCATCTGAAATCCTAATCTGTATATTCATCAAATTAGAATTCAAAAGATAGAGCAAACACAGCCTCAAATGCTCAAACCTGTTATAAGAGAAAATATTAATTAAACAAGATCTCACAAACCACCTCCGGTCTTAAACTGTCCATTCTCTTACATCCATTTTCTTTACACTCAGGATTCCAACCCCGTTTCGGATTATACTGACAAGCCTCTTTACATTTATCAGATACTCCGTTCATATATCCAACATATTTATATGAATGAGTTATAGCCCGGCCATCTGTAGGGCCTGCTAAACACAAGGTAGGAAACCCGTTCATAGCCGCTACATGCAACATAGCACTATCTACCACAATCATTTTTTCCATGAACTGCACTAATTCAGCAGAATCCAAAAAATTCTTAGGGCTTCTCCATGCCCCTTCAGGCAATTCAAAATCAGGTTCAATACCATCAAAATAAATTACATCATATCCTCTTTTTAATATCTCCTCTACCAACTCTTTCTTGTAAGGATAACACCTAGCCTTACAAGTGCCTCTAAGAGAAACCCCTATAAAGTCTCTACCCCTATACTTATCAGATAAAAACTTCTGAGAAGCCTTATACTCTTCACCAGAAAAAAGGAAATGGGCAAAAGAATCATCTAAATACCTACACCCCGCCGCAATTGAAAATAATTCACTCCTACTGTACGTACAAGGTTCTAATAATGTACTTTCGTGAATATACCCCACACCAAATAAATCTACTACTTTATCCAAACTAAATTCTTTTATTACTGCCAAATATGGATACTTGTCTATATCCAATTCTGATCCTCTGGGCCGCCTAACCTGCCTCAAATCTTTCAACGTGCCCAAAGAAACTACCTCATCTACACAGGACAAATGTGCTACAAGGTCTACAAATTCATCAGGACAAAACACAACAATATAACAATTAGGGTTTTCAAACTTCAACTGTTTCGCAGGCGCACCTAAATTTATAATGTCCCCAAAACCTCCTGCCTCTCTCACTAATCCTATCCGCATAATCACATCTCCACTATAAAACCCACGACTTTAAAATCTTAGGTTTAGGGCTATCACCCTTTTTCCCGAAAGGATTCTTAAAGATTTTACAAAGTATCTCGTAAGGGATAGAACTTAAAATCCATAAAGACCCTCGTAAAAAATTGTATTTGAACTCACAAGAAACCTCATAAGGTTTCCTAATATCCCCATATTTACCGAGGCCTTCTTCCCGGCAGCCCCCTCCGCAAGCGTTTCTTATAGGGCATTGAGGGCATTTATCTCTTGCATAATACCTGTTGTCCATCCACATAGCCCGCTTTTCCTCGTCTATCCCACCAGTATCCAAGCCGCCTATCTTTGTATGTGCCTCCCTATGACAAGCAAAAATAGACCCATCATGTGAAACACTAACAAACCCTTTACCTGCACCACACTCACCCGAATACGGGGTAGAGTATAACAACCTAGACACCATAAACTCTAAATGCTTAAACCGTGCAGGCTTACCTTCTTTAATCCTTGAAATCATCCAGTCTGCTACTTCTAAGTATTCTCCCTGTAAATCCTTTACAGTCTCAACAGTAAAATCTTTACTCTCTGAAATCTTACAACCCTGCTCAACTAAACATGCAGGCTCTACAGACACAGCACTTGCATACCCTTCATCACAGAGTTCATTAAGGTACTTCACCCTATCCAACAAACGAATACCTTCCTCACTCAAAAAAGTACCCCGCAGAGTAATCCTTTTTGCCAAAGGAGTGCCTTTAACCATTTTCAAGTTATTTATTATTTTTTCCCATGAACCCGTACCCCCCGCATTTTTACGGTGTCTGTCATGTATATCCTGCGGGCCGTCTATAGAAACTATCAGAGAAAAATTATTCTCATTCAAAAATTTTATCTTCTTTTCATCTAATAACATACCATTAGTAGTAATATGGTATCGTCCCTTACAGTTTTCAAGTCCGTCTATATATTGGACTACTTCTTCTATCAAACCCCAATTCAATAGAGGCTCCCCACCAAAAAACCCCAGACGAAGTTCTGTATTCTTCTGGCGCATAGGTAACATGATAGAATCTATGGCCTTCTTTGCAACTGCAAAAGTCATAATACCTTTATCGTCGTAATTTGATCTGACAAAGCAATAATCACACTTCAAATTACAGTCATGTGTAATCTCTAAAACCATATAGCGTACGATAGGATTACCATAAAGCGGGAAAGAAGGTTTCCAGTTTACTCCGAATATTTCCGTACTTATATTTGAAAAATCACCGTCTTTATTATCATCCTCTAATACCTTCAAAGAGTTCGAGTCTATATAAAATCTCTTATCTTTTACATCTATAGAAAATATGTCCGGGTTAGATTCAACTGTTCCAAAATATTTTTTTAGTTTCTCTCCATTTAACATCTTCATAAATTTTTCTCTTTTCTGTATTTAAAAAGTTAAACTGCTTCCTCGTAACCCCAATTGATAGTTGCCACCAAATAATCAGACGACGCTTTGTTTGTAGGAGATAATGGGTCTCTTAAACTTCCTCCAATATAGTTATAAGCATTGTGAAGGTATCCATAATGACCCCTATCCGCAGGATGAGTTGGCATAGCCTCTTGAGAAACTAAAACATACGAATTCGCAGAAGGATCAGAAAAATCATAATCCCCTACCAATAAATCTTGATAAACCCCATGAGATGCTATCGAAGTATCCGTAGTCCATGAAGCAATAGAAGACAACCCCACCAAACTCTTCATCTCCGCTTGAGTTACTGTGCCTGCTTTTCTGTATAATGATATATCTGCATCATCAGTTGCACCCGATGTAGGATACAACCACGAATACCACCTTAAAGATTGAATACTGTAATTTAATATAGGAGAACTTCCCACATGAGGAGTAACCCCTCCATGCCGTCTTACTCTTAACCGCGCATTATACTCACCAAAAGCGTCTTTCTCTATCCACCCCTCCACACCTGCCGATGTACTTTCAGGTAACCTAAAATCAGAAGACCCCCCACCATCAGAAAACACCGCAGGAAGTTTAGACCACGCATCTAAGGCCGCCGCAGATATAGTAGGAAAATACAGCCCCTCCGAAGATTTACTCACTTTGGTTGAACTCGCAGAATAAGGTCTTATAGCTAATTTTTTCATTAAACCCACAGCAATAACAAAAGAATTAAAAATACGTACACTTATTCTTTTCCACCTACCAAACGCTGATCTATACTCTGCATACCCTGTTCCTGTGTGCCACCATATTTGATTATAACTCCCAACAACATCATAAAAAGGGTGATGTGAACTAGTAATAAACCTTTCTGTATCATCTAAAAAATAAGGGGCTAATTCATCAATAGTATCATAAAAAGCATACGCTACACCCTCCCCCTCCAGCCTAAATGCTTCAAGTTTATGAGTAAACAACCATGTCCTAAAAGCTATCCAATGAGCAAAACCTCCACCATTAAGCATATAACATACATATACCCGCTCATCTATCGCCGCGAATAACTTAGTCATAGCATTAACATCAGGATCAAACACACCATCGAAATTAGGAGACCATCCACTACCAATTATAGGCAACCCCCAAACCCTGTCATGTTTAGATACTTTTTCTAGTGCTGTTGCCACATTAACCCCACAAAGCTATCCCATATCGTCCGGGTACTATCAACCAACTACCTGACTCACCCTGTACTAGCTCACAAAAATCATCTGCTTTAGCCCAACCAGATGCAGGGAATAACAATACATCCAGTATCTCATCTCCTGTCTGTTTATAATTAAACACCTCAGTACTATCAAATTGAATTCTTTTAACACTGGCCGTCATACTAGACCCCGTACCGCTTACTGAAATAACTTGGATGGGTATGAACTCGTCTTCACCCGTCTCAAAACCACTTTCACAGTATGCTTCACAACCTGTTTCACAAGAAGTTACACAAGCCCCACCCCCCTCAGAGCCGCCTGCCTGACAGGTGAATTCCTGACAAGAATTTTCACAAGCATAAATACAACCATCCTGACAAGCCATCTCACAAGAAAACTGGCAAATACCCTCACAAGAGTTCTGACAAGCAGACTCACATGAAACAGTACAATCTAAACTACAAGACCCCTCATAATAGCTAGTACACGCAGATTGACACGCGCTTAAACAGTACTGTGTTATCTCCAACGCACCTTCAAATAGGCCCCCCACAGAATCAGATACTTCACCTTTTACAAGCCCTACCGCAACAGAAACAGGTGCAGGGAATAAATCTTCTAAATCAAATCCCTCTACATACGCCCTTAAAACTACATGAATAGGCCGAAACTTCTCAACAATAGGAAGTAGTTCTCGTCCATCCGTAGGAGATAAATACTCTTTTTCTCCAGAAACCGTTTTATAGAAATCAAACTTAGCAGACTTCAATAAATTATAATCCAAACTCCTATACCAATTCCTATGCTCATTTATTTCTGTCTTATAAAGTTCTTCTGCTTTCCATTTATCAAGATTCAACCACTCAAAATTTTTATCCCAAGAATAATGAGTGCCTTTTATTTTATATAAAAATACTAAATTCTTTATAAACCATCTACGAAAATCTTCTGAAAACTCTGACCCAATAGGCGTACCCAAATAAACAGACAAGTAATAGAGTAATTCTTCATCACAATTATCTGGATCAATTAAATTTTTTATGCCCTTAGTCTTATCAAGAAAATAGTCTGTTTCCAGTTCTAATATAGAAACGATCTTTTCAAGTAGGCTCTCCTCATCTACTTGAATCAACTCATTCTGATACCTAATAATTGCAGGCAATAATTCGTATAAACGGATACCCATTGTAACCTATTTTATTGTTCAGAAAGTTGACAAGTTGCACCTTCACACGTACCCTGACAGTCCGTTTGACATGCAAACTCACAAAATAATTGGCAATTTACTTCACACCAGTTTTCACATCCTGTAATACAAGCAGCCTCACAGTCGGCCTCACAATCTGTCTCACAGGAAACCTCACAATCAATCTGACAACCGCCCCACTGACATGTAACCTCAATAGTTAAATCCTCTGCCAGAGTACCTACCGCATCTTCTACTTCTCCAATTACTTTACCTTCGGCAGAGTCCGCTATAGAAAAAATTGGAGTTTCTTCTGTTATCTCAAAAGATAATCCATGACTACGTATCAAAATATGAATAGGTCTTACTTTTTCAAAAATGTCTAATATGTCTTCTGTCTCTGTATATGTGTACGGGTCATATCCTTCACTCGGATGGGATTCTGTATCAGACTCTTCCAATACTTTACTTAAATCCACCCTCGCCGAAAGCATTCTGCCATAATCAAGATATGCAGAATAATCGAACTTCTCATTTAACTCACTTTTATATAATTCCCACGGCCATGCACCAGTATACCCGTACCTATTCAACAAATATTTCCAACTCTTTCTCTGCCCACTAATCTTTATGAGGTAAACTATATCCCGTAAAAAATCTCTTCGTTTATCCTCATCCCAAGAAGGGTCTACGGAAAAACCAAAGAGACCATATAAAAAAGGAAAATAATCTGAAGAACATTTATCTACATCAATTAAGTCTTTAAGACCTTTCGTCTTTTCTATAAATATGTCTGACTCTTGCTCTAATACATAAACAATTTTCTGGAGTAGAGTCTCATCCTGTCCTGCACTTGCCGTAGAATCTTCAGATTGAATAACAGCAGGAAATAATGTATATAGCGAAATTCCCACTAACTCACCCTTATCGAATAATCACCCTTAACCGCAATAGCATCTTTATCAATAGGAATATCTTCCGAAGACGTTTTCAACATCTGCGTATACGTAGAATATATCTTTGACCCCAAAACAGGAATAGCATCAAGAGTAAAAGCATATACTCCTGTATCATAATCTATCGTACCGGTGCCATCACCAGATAATGTACCATCACCAGCACTATCACTATCACTAACAACCTGTTCACCATCAGTAAAGGCTATCCCATTCAACCCAGACGCATCATCATAAGACACAATCGGAGAGAACTCTATTTTACCCTCAAACATAGCAGTAATCCCATCAGCAGTAGTCTCTAATTCCCCTCTAGAATAACTCAAGATATGTCTATACGTTCCAGTTACAATAGTCAAAACAACAGGAACAGCATTTAATGTAATAGAATACGCCCCAGTATCATAATCTATTGTACCTGTACCATCACCAGATAATGTACCATCACCATCATCAGTCATTGATTGTAATCCAGCAGTAAAAGAAACAGAACCTTCTACGATTGGAAGACCTACTTCCAACGAAAACGTACCAGAGAACGTAGCAGTTGCCCCGGATGCAGATGCAACAAATTCAATAGACTCTTCAGATGCAGTTACATAATCAATCAAACAATGCTCAACACCCCCTACCAGACTTATTTTCTTGTAAACATCACTTAACCTTACAGGCTTGCCCGGAAGGATAATTGTAGACTCAAACAACTCATCTAAGGCAGAAGAAATATTCAATAGCACAGACGAAGATTGATAAGTACTATCCAAAGAAACATAACTGGCTACATCAATATAAACAATATTTCCATCTTCAACCTCTACATCCGTACAAATTAACCTAATAGCACCTGTACTATTGTTATTGAAGTACGCCTCTAGTGCATCTTTCAAACCAGAAGAGGGCGTAGTTATACTGCCTTCATCATCTCTCGTCCAGCATGAAATGACAACCGAATTTAATTCGGGTATGGACTGTTTTAATCTTGCCTTCGCATGGGCTACCTTACCATAAGTAGCATCTGAAAAAGCCACCGCAAGAGTATCAAAATCCTGTTCAGTTACCGCTCTGCCATTCGCACATACCCAATTAGGAATCCAATATCGGGCATGGTCATTTGTTTCTCGCTCTTCTCCACCAGAACCCCGCTCTAAATTATTAAAAGTAACCGTTACATACGAAATAGGAGATATACCCTCCTTGTATCCTTGAACAGATGTATTTATCTCTCCAATTGCAATATTACCCTGTACACCCCCACCTGTACGATACGTTACTACAATATCATCATTCAATGCAGGAATTTTACCCGACTCATTATCCCCAAATAAGATATAGGCATAATCATCTTTATCATATTCTACTGCAAAATTTTGGCTACCAAAATCAGAATAGACCAAAGACACTACCTCTGTCCAAGTGTCTCCCCCAACCGTAACTGCAATAGAACCAGAAATTACTTCAGCAGAACTCAACTTATGAGACTGTCTGCCTGTGCCATCAGAAACAAACGTATCGGAATCTGCTACCCCCTCAACAAAAAGAATATCAGCAGATGTATCTCCCGCAGGAATAAACTGGTCTGTCAACGTCCTAAATGTGACTCCCCCTTCAGATAAAACTTTCTGCCCAGCATCAATAATTATGTTCTCACCCTGAAAGGGGTCTATTAAACCTTGCACAGAAACAGATGCACCAGTAGCAGGGGATAATTTATAGCCTGCAAGTTTACCTAAATTGATAAGACTACTTCGATCTCTTGCCGTAGAGATATATTGCTCGTTAGCCCTATAATCCAAATTAAAAGCAGTATTATCAAAAACAAAAGCAATTAACTCCATGAAAACAGTTCCCATCCCACTCTCATAAAAATTAGTGTAGGTGTCCGGGAACTTCTGTTTACAAAAAATCTTCAACTCTTCTAAGATGCTGTCGAAATCTCTATTTGTATAATTTATAGCAGGCATTTTTTTACACCTTTAACTTGTAGGAGAAAATTCAATATTTTCACTAAGACTGTCTGGATTCGTAGCATCCTTAAAGAATACTTTACAACTCACATTATGGGCTTCACTAGACACTTGTACCTCTGTTACCTGTATCCTATCATCATGACGGATAGCCGACCTAGACTCTGATTCTATCTCAGACCCAAGAGACATATTATTAGGCTCAAAAACAAGATTCGATATATTACTACCGAAATCAGGTCGCATAACTCTTTCACCTTTTCCGGTCAAAATAGAAAACAGCATAGAAGTCTTCAAAATCCTAGAATCAGATTTCAAATTAAAAAAATTCTTTAGAGTCCCGTCCCACGGGAGAGATATACCTTTCCAACGTACAGACATAAATTACCCCTATTATGGGTGGTGTTCAAATCCAGATGAAGCAGGTGAAGAACATCTCACCTGATTCTGTGATTGCATCCTAACCTCTTCTGTACCAGTGACCACCACACTTTTAGCAGAAGTAACTCTAACATTCTCATTAGAAATAAGTTTTATATCTTCTTTCGCAGTAATATTTATATTCTTAGCAGATAAATTTATATCCCCCTCAGACGAAACTAAATTTATATTCCAATCAGAAGTATTAACTTTTATAGATTTAGTGTCTATATCCAACTCAACATAATTATTTTCATCTGCTACAAGTTCTAATCTATTCTCCCCTACAAACCGTATATACATTCCAGTAGCAGAAGAGGGGCTTTTTATAACCAACAAATTAGGATAAGATATACCTGTCCTCTCATCTTTTTTTACTTCGTCTCCTATTTCAGATACCCAATTTCTTTTCCTGCTACCTGATACTGTAGTGCCTGATTGAGTCAACTCACTATTGTCGCTCTCTACACTGCCGTACCAGCATCCTAACCATACAGGTATAGTAGGATCACCCTGCTCAAAGGCAACCCATACAGAAGACCCCACAGGGGGTATAAAAACGCTTCCATAAGAAATTGCCTCCCCCCCATCACCGTCTAAATGACCCCCACCAAAAGGAAAACAAGGAGAGGCCCACGGAAGTTTTTTTATAAGTTCTTCTTCTGATTTACCTACCCCACCATAGACTTGAGGTACATAAACTTTAATCCTACCTAAATAATTTTGGTCTTCATCTAAATCATCGTTGAAAACAACTTTTCCCCGATACAATCCAAAAAATTCATTAGACATGTCCCCGCCTCTCCAAATAAGCAATCTGCCGTAACCCATCTATCTCTACAATAGTATTCCTACCATACACTAAATATTTACCACTCAAAGAAGCCGATTCGCCTCCTGCATTCTCTACGTCTAAATTCACTGTATCCGCTACATCCAAATTGAAAATAGGACGATACTCTACCTCTACACGATATAATGACCGAGCATTCCTACTCCAACGACCATTACTATAATTCTCTAATGACCGTAAAGGGTATTTCTCATCTCGTGAAGAGAATATATTTATTTCCGACGGAATTATTTCAGGCTGAGTAGACGTACTTCCTGTAGTCTTAACAATCATATCCTGTGAATCTTTTTTACCTGTATCCAAAAATCTCTTGCCATACATATCATCAGAAGAAGATACATAAAACAAGGGCACTTTTCTAGCTGTGTCATACCCTCTTGTCTCTGTTACATAGCCCCCGCCATCTACTACATCCTGCCTACGATAATGAGATTTTATACTCGAAATACCAGAGTCCAATGGGTCATCTAATGAAAAAGAAAGAGTTGTACCCCCAGTTAATTTAGGCGGCTCAAAAACTATTGTCTGCCCATTCTCTATGTAAAAATTATAATCCGTTCTTTTTTCGCCCGATAGAGCAGACGGAAGACACGATTCACTAATAAAATCTGCATCATTACGCTTACAAGAATAGGCAGACACCTTACCATCCGTATCCGTTACTCTGCATTTCAAATCCTTTGAATAGTTAGCACAGACGGACTTAACTATATCGCTAATCTTTTCATCATAAAATATATGAGAATAACACCGCTCTTTTAACAATCTACCTAAATCAGTTCCTACTATTTCTATATCTACTGAACCTCTCCAATAATCAAAAGAAGAAACAGAGACCAGAACTTTTCTTCTCTCTCCTAATACAGTAACAGCATCCCCTTCAAAAAACCCCCAATCCAACTCAAACACATGCTTCTTCTTCAAGGAGTAAAGTTTATCCCAAAAAGATATATTAGAAGACCTAAAACTGAGAGTAAAAAATGAGTGCCCGTAAACGCTTTCAGAACAATTAAAAGACTTAAAACCGCTTACCTCAAGCCCCTGTTCATTATCTATGTAAAAGTTTACGTATGGTTGCATCAAATTTTTTCCGTCAGGGAGTTTGTAATAGCCTGCTTCTGAGGTATCTTCAAAGTCTGGCCTATCTCTAAATCCCTCAAGGGGTTCTCTATATTATTAACCCATGCAATAGCCCACCACAAAGTAGAATCCCCATACACCCGATATGCGATATAATCCAACCTCATCAAATCCGTTTCCCTGACAATATAGGTGCGGTATGTATCCATATTTATTTCACCGAGTTTCCATAATCCGTACCTTTTCCTTCCCGGATATACAAAATCATCGGTGTAAATATCTGTTAATCTATGTCTATCAAGGGCCATTATTTGCCTCCACTTGTACTAAATTTGAAATGGCCATGAGGTAAATCTGCCCACACTCCCATGTCTCCCGTAGACGACCACCCTCCCCCAAAATGTGCAGTAAAAACAAAACTAATCTCTGCCCACATTGGGAAACCTTTTTTATCAAATACATCTCCCCAAGTAACATTTACATCAGTAACAAACCCAAACCTCTCAAACCACCAATTATCCCAATTACCTATTCGCACTTTAGAGGTATAAAGTTTAAGCCCAGAAACACCCCCGTCAGGCCCGTCAAAAGCTGTAGGAGGTACAGCAAAAGAATACAGTTGTTCCACCTCTGTACGTAACGCCTCCGCATTATAAGGGCTTCCCTCTGCTTTCAAGCCACACACCAATTTCGTAGTTATATTTAATGGCTTAACCTCTCCCCCTTTATACGAAAAATAGATGGGGTGAGAAAGTTTATAAGTCCCAGCTATAGGTTTTATATCCGCTTTATACCCATCAGACCATTGTTCAGATAAAGGCAATATAACACCTGACCCCCTAAGTTTTTTGTTACTTATATATACGACAGGGGTCACATAACTATCGGACATTATCAAAACCTCGATAAAGAAATTAAATCGGGGTACATAGAATTTTTTCTACTTGTTTCTACTAACAATTCTTCCAACTTATCTACGACATCCTTATTATCCCTTTTAGGGACATTCACTACCACTTCAGGCTTTTTAGGCATATACCTATCCAGAATCTTATAAGTTTCAGAATTTAAAGACAAAGGTTTTGATGTTAAAGGTAAAACCGCTTCAGGATAACCTGCCTCTCCTATGATTGCCTCAGTAGGCCCAGTAACAACACCTCCTTCTGCAAATTCAGGTTTTGCCTCCCTCACACCATCTAAAGCAATATCCGAGACTAACGGTATAGCATTATACGCAGATACAGCAGTTTCTACAAACCACCAAATTATGTCTACAATAATACTCATAACAGAGCCTATTTTTTTTGCCATCCAATCAAATACGCTTACTGTGCCCTCTATTATAGGCAGTACTACATTCGTCAACACCCAAGCAAAGGCTTTCATCTGTAAAGTAAACAAGAACAAAGTAGGCAATATCGCTACCTTAATAATTTTAGCAAGAAAAGTTAATCCAAAAACCAACATTTTCATATTATTCTTTACAAGTTTACCTATAACATCTGCAAGAATAACTAAAACAGGCATCAAAGCATCAATAATAGGAGTTAAAACCATCATCAAAACATCAGCCAACATTGCAATGACAGGAACCAGTGCATCTATTACAGGCATTAAAACCGCTATCAGAATATCAATTAACACTTTAACTACAGGCATAAGAGCCTCTACCAACTTCAAAACTATATCAATTACAAGTTGCAGAACAGGCAATAACGCCATTACTATCTGCATACCCAATTCCCACAAAATACCCATAAGTTCCATGATGGGAGGTATTAAAGGAATAATCATATTCGCTAAAGTTTGAAACGCCTCTGTTATCAAAGGGATAATATTATCAATTATCGGCATTAAAGTATCCGACAAAGTTTTAAAAACGTCTGCTATAATAGGAAAAAGTTGATCTATCAAAGGCATAAAAGCAGTAACAACCTCCGTCAACATCATCTGTAAAGGAACAAATAAAGGCTCTAATTGGTCTTGTATCATCTCTATAATCCCGCCAAGTGCATCAGCTAGGAGTTTAACAATAGACATAGCCCCCAATAAAGGAGCAAAACCTTTCAGCACAGTCTTACCCAAACCCCCAATAGATTTACCTATACTTGCAAAAAGATTCTTAGAACTTTTAGCCTCTTTAGAGTCTCCTCCGGCTTTAGCCTCTTTAGAGTCTCCTCCCGAACCTGTCCTCTGGGCTGCGCCAAGCATACTATCAAATTTTCTGCCCTCATCCTGCCCCCTCATTATTTGTAATTGTTCCGGAGATACATTCAAATGTAATTCTTTTGAAAGTTCCTCTGCTAACTCCGCATACAGTGTCTCCCCCATACCCCCACCAGCATTTACAGCTGCTTCTATCAAAGAGAATTTCAAAGACTCTCCCATCTCATCTCCTGAATCTGAAAATTGAGAGCGGAAAGCCTTGAGCATAGTAGGAATCTGACTTGTTTCAACATCTTTAAAAGCATCAAAGAAGGTAGAAGTAATAGTAACTCCAAAAGTTTCTTCTATCTTCTTGCCCGTGTCTTCCAAACTATACCCCAACCCGGATAATTCTTCTTTATATTTAATTATATCTGTTAAGTAGCCTGCAACTGCCCCTTTAGTCCTTACTTTCTCCTGCATAGGTTTGAGGATGTGCGTCTGATACATTTTAGAAAAAGTTGGGCCTAAAGTTTTAGCCTTTGACACAAAAGTTTTCCACACATCAGACATCTTCAACGTAGCAGACTTAAACCTGTCTGATGCCGTATCTTTAAATTCTGTCTGAAATCTGAATGCTTGTTCAGTAGGGCCGGGCATAACTTCTTTCTCTTAATTTACATGCGGAAAATATGTTATAGTCGGTTGGTGTTCTATCAATCTACATTTCTTTGGTACAGATGCTGTAGGCCCCCCCTTTAACATATACAAAAGTTTAGGAGATAATTAATGCTTAAGTTTTTTCAAACCTTCTTGCTCCTGTTCAGCCATCTCTTCTCTAATCTTAAAAACACTGGCTAATTCAAAAGCCGTCAGTTCATCCGATACAAGAAAAGAGATATTAAATTCTTTACTCAGTACAACCTGCTTAAGCAAAAGATTGTTATATTCTAACTCATTCTTTTCTTGGTAATTTATAAACAAGAACTGCTCTAAAAAAAAAGGCTGTTTACTTTTATGGGGACGAGTATCTCTTGCCCACACCCATTACAACAAATCTTCTTCTCTAGTTTAATACCACAATCATGTTCTTCTATTACATCTCGAACAGTCTGCAAATCAAAACTATACAGGTCATCCATAAAAGCAATAGAATCCAGCCAAGAAGAATCTTTTCCGTCAATAGAGACAACCTGACGAGCCATAGAATAAATATAATCATCCCCTCCTGAACCTTTTGCCCCTTGAGCAGTCAAGAACTTCTGAACGGCTCTTTCATCTGTGTTCCTCTTCATTCTAAGTTTTACTTTTGCTCCTGTGCCCTCTAAAACAACTTCAAAAGTATCCGTAGCATCATCATCCAAACCCTTGATGTACAAATCTTCTGGTACATTAAAACTAAAAGAGACAGTGTTAGAGCAGGCAGGACACCTAACCGTATTAGTATAAGATTTTCTATACGAGATATAAAGAAGTTCCAGTAGAAGATACATACTATCCCCAACCAATAGATTATCAAAATCTATGCCTTTTGTAAGCACACAACTGTTAGACACCTCTTCCAAGATACTAAAAGGATTCTTCACCTTTATCGTCCTAATGAGTTTTTCTTCTCTCGTCTTTATAGGACGAATATCTACATTCCCATTAGGGCTTTCAGGAGTGCCGTATAAAGGGCTATCCTCTGAATAAAGATAACCCTTTGACGGGAGTTGAATAGTCTTTCTAAATTTATCTGAAGATTTTAACCCTTTGACTTCAACCTCTTCAGGTTTTACATTATCTACATCACTCACGATTTAAACTCCTTCCTAAAAAATAAAAGCAGTACCAAATAACAACTTTGTACTAGAAGTGCCTCCCTACTTCACGGGAATAACTCTATCACATTTCAAAGTACAGGAAATCATATTAGCATCTGTTCCAGCCCCCATATCACCACCGCCCGGATCAAGTTTCATAATCCATGCACCAATTATTGTCCACGTCCGCTTAGTTTTACCGTCTGGAGAAATTAAAGAAATACTACCCTGCCGTTTATAATCACTAGCAAGGGCAACTGCTCCAGTAGCAAAATCATATTGCGAATCTCTCCACTCATCCAACTGCTCATAAACACCCTTATCTACATAATCTGTAAACGTAATTTCCACATCGTCCCAAGAAACTCTACCGACATAAAACCTACTCTCATTTCCATATTTAATTTCCCCTGCCTCAAAATTTACTCCCGGAATTTTACATGTCGCAACTGACAACTGTAAAATATCGTTAGTAGAAGCATCCTCAAAAGAAATCTTAAAAAAGGCTTTACGTTGTGGTTCAAACCCGCCCTTCTTAGCCGCGATATGGTCTGCACTAATATAGTCTGCCATGATATAACTCCATATAAATTAACAATTTAATTAAACAGTTGCCAGATTGTTATACGTAAGATCAAGTACAATTCTCTCTGCGGTATACACTGGTACTACTGAAACCTCTATCTTCATTGTCTTAGCAGCAATAACCACAGCTGTGTTTGTATTCTCATCACATACAACAGTCCAGCCGTTAGTAGTACCCGCAGGATAGATTCCATTTTCAGCCGCGACATAGTAAAGAATAGGCTCAATTGCATTGACTACTCTTTCCCATGTACTAGACACATTAGGCAACCACAGGAACGCCTCTACTGCGGCCTTTATCCTGCGCCTCAATAAGTTCGCCAGAAAAACAACATTCACCCTATTAAAAGCAGTACCTTCACGACTCAAAGTCTTCTGACCATAAATCATAACACCCTGACCCGGAATATTACAAATCGGGTTCACATTATTACCCTGTGCATCATCGTACATATACGCCCTATCACCCTGCGTAGGAGAATACTCAGACTCCAATATACCAGATAATAAACCTCGTATATTACCAGCAGGGGCATCCCAAAAATTACCATTCTTATGTGTATACGCATATCTTTCAGCAACAAAACAAGAAGGAGGAACCCACTTCTCTTCATCATTATATGCGTCTTTAGTCATTTGCCACGGATAACATAATTGTCCTCTTTTCTCGTTTAACGCAGATGTCGGATCATCTCCTCCTCCACCCGTGCCATTATGCCAGTCCACTATTTCATCAACAGTCTTACCAAAAGGTGCATCAATTAACGCCATAGAATCATCCCGCGCTGCCGCAATAGCAAGCAATTCAACTACAATAGACCTTTCTGTTCTTCCCGGAACGGCGAAATAATCTACAACACAATGTTCAGGATCACGGAACATCTGCAAGCCTTGTGCTACACCTCCAGTAATTATACCTATTACATCAGAAGTACTAGCAGGCGCACCATCATCCCCACCAACCAAATCAACAGGAGTAGTAGAGCTATACAACGCAGTCTGTAAATTCAAAACCGCCACTATAACCCATGCACTATTAGCGAGCATAGTAGTAACATAGTAATCACTTGTGTCATCATCCATGACAACACCCGAATAATCCTCTACCACTGTCTCGTACGACCTCACCTGTATCCTATAAGTACCAGTAGGACGAGACGCCGATACAATAATATCAATGTTATTACCGTCCGTACCAGCAGATTTAGCTGTTACTTGTAAAGCCTCTGTACCGCCCACACTGGCCAACACAACCCCCGTAGCAGTCGCATCATCCTCATCAGCAGGGTCGCCAGAAGCCGCACCATCCCACGTAGCAACACGCACTACCTTAAGTTGATTACCTTCTCGCAGATACCTCAAACCCGCATCAATGCCGTAATGATTATCTCCCGGCCTACCGAACGCAGAAATTAAACCTGATTCACTAGTAACCGTAGTAACCGAATTCAAAATGCCTTTACGTGCCGTAGTAACAATGCCAAAAATAGACGTAGCAGATACAACGGGAGAAACAGATTGGTCAAACTCCCGGACAAATACACCGGGGCCATTTGCAATTGTCATAAGACGCTCCTAAAATAACATAAAATTTTTCAATTTAATTTTAACTGGCTTCTAATCATCATCAGTAACCACTATCTCATCTATCAAAACAGGGCTATCTGGCTCTGTAATATCATATATATCTGCTTGAATATTCTGAATATTTCCCGCCTCCAATACAGGGGGCACAATCCAAGCATCTACTTCTATTGTATAAGATTTCCGTACTACCTTTTTTTCTCCCAAAGTGTCCGTAGCAATATCTATATTTATATTACTAAGTCTTACCATCACTAATCTTTCCCCCATAGGAAAAACATGATCCACAGTCAGGTAAGTAAAATTAGTAGTAAATTTCTGCATAAACTGGACACCGAGTATATCTAAATCTTCCTTTGTCCTTGTCCATATATCAACCTGATAGGTCAAGGTCAACGGTTGAGGGTACTGCATCCCATAAATAGTATCCCTGTCTGTGTTGGTATACATAACCTGCCATGTAGCATACCTACTACGGGACATATCATAAGCCTCCCCTACTAAACTAACAGAAAGTACAGGCAAAGGTATAACAGTTAAGGACTCTTCAGGTATGCCTTTTTTCCTTCTCTGCTTATTTAAAGATATTTCAACCTGATTAAAAACTCTTTCAGGGGAAGCAAAAACATTTACTATCGGTCTATTGTTATATCGTAAACTACCCGCAAAAGCCTTTACAGCTTTATCGTAGTTGGAATATATTTGTGTAAAATTATCAAGAGCCAAGTTATTTTATACCCGCAAAGAATTTTTGTCTGAAATACTTCATCTCTGTTTCGATAAATATAGGTAACTCCCCCCAATGAGATAATATAGGAATAAGAGAAGTCCCATACTCTAACATCTGAGGAAAATTAACAGGCAATTTATATTTTTTCAAAACTTCAGGATCAGAATACACACCAGAAGCATCTATTTTAATAGACTTGATATAACCCTTTATGTAGCTATTTTTATTAACCAAAAAAGGATAGGCTTTTTTCGCCTGCTCAGAAACCTCCCAGAGTTTCAGCAAAGCAGAAATGCGCTGCTTAAATTTCTGTACTACTCGTTTAAGTATGTCTTCAATATTTTCTTCAAAAGATTTCTTAAACTGCTGATTTAAATCTAATCTCTGAAAAGGGACTTCGCTTTTTATGTCGAAATCTGTCATAAGATACTATTTATTAAGTGGGATAATCTGATACTTTGTAAGTTATACTCTGCTGTTTGATACTATACTATTCAACAAGAGTTTAAGAAAAACCTATACACCAGCAAATTCAGCAGAATCTATCCGTCTACGTTCTGCTGTAAACTCGAAGAAGATTGGAATATCCGTGTTAGCAAAACTTTTGCCTCTACGAACTTCCTTAATCTCATACTCAAATGTTGAATACTCTACTAAATCATTTGGGTTCGCTAATACCTGAACCTCTTTTGTCTCTTCATTCAATACTGCCAGTCCCGCCTTTATCATGTCTGGGACTGAAATTGATACCTCAATATTTCTTATTTTTTCAAGACCAAACTTAGATTGCGGATGTGTTTCTTCACTAGGTGCTACAAACGCCCGTATTTGTATAATATCTGAAAAACGCTTTCTTGTTTCAGATATTTCTAAGTGAGTCTCGTCTATATCCTCTTCCGATATTATAATCTTCCTATACGGAACTAAAGGGTATAGGTATTTACACTGGCCTTCAACTAATTGATAAACCAGTTTTATATCTTTCAAAGATGGAAATGTTGTCTGCATGATTACCCAATTATAGCTGACAAAGGTTGTCTGTAGTCCTGCAACTTTTCCTCTACTTTTTCTAATTCCATCTGGGCTTGCTGTCTCAAATCAGAAGCATCTAAACTAAGAGTCCCCGCCGCTGTTTGAATACCTGCAAACTTCCCACGAATCATACTAAGAATCATCTTCGCATTTGCCACTACACCCATTAAAAACGAATTCTGCAAATTAGAATTCTGAGAAGCCCCAAGAGACGCTATATCAAAATCCCTAGTTAATACATATTGTATATCATAATTACCCCCACTGGTGGCAATATATAATTTCTTATTAGTCTCGTCCAATCGCCAGTCAGGGTCTACGCCACGTATCCGTCTAGTCATCTCAAAATGCTGTTTGAAAATCACCCAATCAGAATTTGCAAATCGAGGAGGCATAGCCCTAGCAAGATACTCAAAGTCAGACATATTTTCAAGATTGGTAATCGTAGAAGGGAACAGCACCTGAACAGACTTTACTCCTCTAACCCCTTCAGGTAAGTCTACGACTACCGTAGTAACGCCCAAAGAAACCATAGTAACAGTATTACTATCATCATCCTCTGTGCCGTAACTATGGGTTAATTGCAAATCATCCCAATAGAGATATTCATTGAACAGTTTTAGTGTCTTATCTATACACTGGTCAATTTGAGTATCCACCAGTTCTACTTCAACCGTAGGGTAGCCTAACTCCGTCAAGACATACTCACGGACAGTGGAACGATTCAAGGGAATTAAAGACATACTTTAAAAATCTTTCTTTACAGATGTATGCTTCTTTTTAATATGATTAGTCAAAGTTTTTTTCGACCTAAACTGTTTTCCACAAGTATTACATTTAAATAATTTAGGAATTTTCTTAATTTCAGGCTCTACTTTTGCAGGCTCTTCTACCTTAACAGGTTCAGGCTCTACTTTTGCAGGCTTATTAAACCCTAGTAAATCATTTAAATTTTTCACAGGCACATTAGGGTTAGTAGACATTACCACTTGATCCTCTTCGTCTTTAGGGACAAAAGCATTAGGTATAGCCTTCTGAGCGGCCCCTACACCATGTACCGCCATAAGATGATTGTCAAGTGCATCCTTTGACGCAGATTTAAAGTTAGGACAATGGACACATGTATAAATGCCTGCTTTCCTGATATAATCAGGAGTAAATTCTTCAACAGGAACAGAAAGCGATACAAGCGGCCTCTTATTTACAGGAACCACCGGATACGGCTTAACTATGCCTGACGAATCTTCCTGCAAAATCGGTACACGAGTTAACCGTTTATTCCCCACAAAATGAGCATACCACGGATCAGTAGTCCCTTTACCCTGAGCAAACTTAGTCATACCACCCCGCTTATTAGAAACCGATACGGGATAAGGATTATTATTTACATATCTGTATACGAAAGCCATTGTGTTTTCTCCAATATTTTCTTTAGAAGGGGTAGGCGAGTTTTTACCCTACCCCTTCTAATTCCGTCAAGTCATAATATTTATTTAACTAGGAACGATGTCCCCAGTAATACTACCAGTAACATACATCAGAGGATTGACAGGCTTCACACCACTCCGCTGACACATAACTTTCCGCGCCATCATATCGTCTAGCATAAACGTACCACCGACATATAGGGGGAGATAGGGCGCATAAACATACCCTGTCTCAAGGAAGTTAGACCCTTTATGGCCCAGCATAAACTGGTCAGTGTAATTAACATCTGGGTCTTTAAATACTGTTCGACCGTTCAACGTACCGATTTTTTGGAAACCAGCAGTAGCAGTACTAACAGCATTCGCTTTGAATTTAGTCATCGTTTCAATGACATTACAAACCTCTACGCCAGCAACAATCCAGTTAGGCTGATAACGCTGGGTTGCTGAATAAATCATGTTGCCTGCCTGCACAAAAGCAAATTCTAGTGTATCTTTGTGCAGAATGGCCTGTACACCCGCCGGAGGAGTAGCATTCCACGTAACACTTCCCGCAGACGCAATTCCATACAGATGACGGACGATTTTATAGTTGATTTCCTTTGCAATTTCATTGGACATCAAACCAGTAATTGTTCTATCCGCATCTTCACCGTACAACTGTTTCATGTCTTGCTGCGCCAAAAGACTCCAAGAAGCCTTCAAGGTGTTTTGTTCCGCAGTAACAGACGCAGAAGTAATAGTGAAATCCAGTTGAGGAAGATCAGTATTGCCTTCCATATTGTACTTATACGTAGCAGTTACATCTGTACCAACGGCAGGAGCGGCAGCAAACGTAAACGCAAATGCGCCTGTAGCATAATTGATAGTACCATTGGCTGCTACATTACCTACCAGCACACCATTACCATCATCGCTAACAAACTGTGTACCATCAGAAAAAACAATAGTACCCGGACGGAGTGGGAGATGCTGAAGCGTACCAACAAATGCCGCTACACCAGTTGAGGTGGATTCATACTCATTCTCCACAGTCTCATCAGTATAGTGGTAATGAGCCGCCGGGCCTCTACGGGGGTCAAACATCGTACTGCCTTTAGTGATGTTACCCATCGTAGTGCCGTAATTAGCAGTAAGATAGAAAATCAAACCGACGGGAGCAGACAAAGGTTGAACCGTTACCAATTCAGCTGCAATGGTATTCGCCATAACCATCCGTACCAGCGGGAAAATATACTTCTCATAAGAACCGATATTCAACAGTCTAGTAGACTCGTCCATCGAATTTAACCAGTTCTGCGTGTTTTCAAGGAACTGTGCCATATTACCACGTTGGATCGGGTCGCTAATATCATCCCCAATAAAATCCAACCTAGAACGGGAAGACTTCTCATAACCCCGGACACTGCTCCTAGGTTTTCTTGACCAGTTTTCAGCCAAAATCTTTCGAGCGTTTTGCTCTAACTGGTTCTGTGTTTCCGCTAACATCTTAGACATAATGTACCCCTATTTAATAATTAACAATTTTTGGCAATCAACAATTTTTTTATTTAAAAAATGTTTTCCAAATAATCCTTAGATTTAGAGGGTGTAACACCCTCACCAATAGTTTTTCGCATCTTTTTCAACGACTCTGTAGTAACAGCAGAAACACGTCTTCGACCTACACGGGGAGCATTAGAAGGCCTTCGCACCCGCTTCGACTCACTAAGCCGTCTACCAAGAATCTTTCTAGATGATTTAGATTCCCTAACTCGTCTACCAACAGAATTTCGGGCACTGGGTCGCGTAGTCCTTGTACGTCTACGGCTAGTACCAACCTGCCCCTTCTTGACTTTCTCGACAAGGCGAGCAAAAAGAGCCTTTGCCAATTTTAACTTCTTCTCCAAAACCTTCT